ACTTGTTTCTAAATAGGACTGATTGGATACCCAAGAAGTAACATTTTCATATTTTCTAGGAGAATTTACTTTATTGGTACTCTGTACTAACTCGTAAACTCTTGTTAAATTATTAAACTCTACAGTCTGATAAATAGATTCATATAACTTACCATAGTAAGTAACCCTATCACCAAAATCATAACTAACAAATGGGGCCCATTCTTTATATGTTTTATAAGTTCTAATTTTAATAGTAAAGTAATCTGGTAAATTTAATATTTTACCATTAAAAGGTTTTGGTGGAATAACCAAGCCATTTTTAGTTTTATCTGCACCAACCTCAGGAATAATTGAGTAGAAATCCAATACACAGTTATAAACAGTAGAACCACTATTTACTGGCATAAGATAAGCCTCATCTAATTTAGATGTAATTGGTGTCATATTATCATAAATATTGACTATTCTAGTATCTTGTAATTTATGTTGTATTTGAGTTCCTCCAGTAAAATAAGCATTACCGGTGATATCAAGTATCTTATGTGTTAAAGGTATAATATTTTTCTTTAACCAATATTTCAATCCTTGAAGTTTTATAATAACCTCATCTAATGTATAATTCAAAGTATTATTACCTTCTTTATCAGTAATAAAGTATGTTAAATTAAATAAATTAGTATCTTCAAAGTTATCATTCGGCATCGTATGTTTAATAAAGTCATTCTCAGTCCAACCCTCAACACTATTGTCAAAGATATCAGGAATCTCAACTTTAAATAATTTTAAAAAATTAGCAGAACTAGCATCAATATTTCTATAATACTCATTTAATTGTAAATCATTATAACCAAAGAAGTTTATAGCATTTATGATTGATTTATAAGATCCGATATAAGGGTATATTAAATGCTTCATCATCAACATTTCCTTTCTCTTCATATTCAAATAAACCCAGTCAATACCACCTTCTTCAATATCATATTGTTTAAATATAAATACATCATCTGGTGAGATTAGTTTACCAACATTACCTAATTCAATCTTATGTCTAATATCTTCTTCCTCTGTTTGACCATAAGTAAAAAATCTACCAATTTCTTTATCAATAACTTTAATACCAAAACTTAAATAAAGCACATCATTCTCAGTTGGATGATTAACAGTTGTTGATTCTAATTCCAAAATATCAGTTGTTAAATTAAAGAAATCTACTATTAAAGATTTTGAATAAACTTCTCTAATTTTAAGTAAAGTACCATTATTATATGATAAATATTGATTTATATGACTAGTTTTATCTTTAAGATAGATAACAATATGTTGACCTGGTTTTAATCCTTTATCAGTAAAGTACTCTGTTGAATATGAACTAAGTGATATTAAACCTCTTTTATCTGGACCATTTACATCTAATGTTTGTAGAATTACCTCTGTATCCTCTTTAGTCTCAATAGTAAAGTTTATATCTTCTTTTTTATACAATTGTAGTATAGAACGAAGAGCACCCTCATTTTGTGATTGAAAACCAACAAATAATTGAAGTGGTTCTACCGACGTGGAAATATCAACTTCATCATCAATATAACTTAATGAATATTCAATTTTATCAAAGATTGTTTGTTGGTATTCAGATATAGATACTTTAGATATATCAGTATTAGAATTTCTATTTAAAACAATATTATTTAAAGGTGTTTGTCCAATATACGAATATGATCCAGTCGTAGTTCTAGATAATTGATCACCAGAAAAGTCATATAAAAAGAATTGTGGTACATTATCAGAAAACCATTTCCAATAATATTGTACTCTATAATCATCTGTGAAATTCTCTCTAGGTCTTCTAAAATAATCTCTGGTTTTTAACCACATATCATCTCTTTCTTTAAAATTAGGATCTAAAGTACCATATAAATTATCACTTATATAACTTGCAGTTGCGACTATTACCGTAGCATCATTGTTTAATTCTACAACAATCTCAACAATTTGATTAAATGATGGTTGTAATACCCACATAGATTTTCTATCAGGATTATAAATTATTTTTGTTGTTGGTGCCGCAAGTGAATTCAAGTAAACTAATTGTTGTGTTATTGAATCTATAACAACTACTGAGTTTCCATTTTGTGATGATATATAAATTGCACCATCATATTGATTTAGTGCCATATATCCATAGTTTGCAATATTAGTCTGTCTTAAAATACTACCATCTAGTGCCAACTTTGTTACATCAAAAGATGAATCCGAAATATTCATATCACCAGTCAAGTTATTAAAAATAATATCATTAAATACTTGTGTTGTAACTGATAAGGAAACAAGTGTACCATTATCAATTTTATATAGATTTGTAGAATCATATAAAAATATAGACTCATTTGCAGGCTCATATAATATATAATCAATAACTCCTGGTAAATTATAAACCGTTTGTAGTTGTCTTGTGTTACCATCTATTCTTAAAATATTATCAAGTGTAACAACATAAATATCATTTTCAAATTCATTATAACACATTTTACCAGTACTACCAAATACAGAATCAACTGTATAATCTTGTACCGAATTAAACGTTGTAGATTTAAAGATATGAACCTTTGATAAATTACTATAGCTAATATAAACATCACCGCTATCAGGGTTTACTAATAAATCAACTGCATTATAAACTAAAGAGAATGACGTAAGTAAGTAATTAGTAGATGGATCAACAATCCATACTTTATTTAAAGATAAACAATAAACATAATTATTTATAGGGTTAAATTCCATTTTAATACTATCAGTATTACCATCCAAAGTAATTGTTGTAATATATGTTCCACTATATGAATCATGTATAACCAAGTCGTCACCCAAAGAAAGTACAGTCTCCGATAGTTGAATATATTTAATATCAACTAAATTAGTAGTTGATTCATATTCAGTAACTGTATAAGTGTTAGGATAGAAGTTTATATTAAATTGTGTATCACTAAACTGATACTGGTTAAATTGGCCACCACCAGTAGAACTAATTGGATCACACTCTGTCTGTCCAAATCCTAAATTAAATGCGATAGTAACAAATGGTGATTTATTACAAATTGTATTGTTATAATCCCAAAAAGGACCTTGATAACTCAAATTTAATACATGTGGATCTAAAAACTCAATAGCAAACTCTTGATTCATCCAAGGCCAATATGTATTGTTAAGTGAAAATACCATACCTGTAGCGAATCCTTCCTGCTCAAATGATAAAGATGATGTTGCAGATAAAATAACTTCATTAGAAGTAACCAAAGTACCTTGATTACCCTTTATCTTTTTAGTTATTCTATAATCATCTAAACCTGGTAAATTTACTTTACCTGTTATAATAGTATAATCAAACGCAACATCAGTTTGTTTAATATCAAACTTTAAAACACTATTTATATTACTAATAAAAAAACCATACTCTTTTAAATCATTTGAATATAAATCAACCCAAGATTTCAAAGTTAGTGGAATATCAAAGACCGATGCTGTTGCGGTAGATAATGAGGATGTTGTACTTTGTACAATGTAATCTTTATTATTTATCTTTACATTTAAAGAAGGTCCTAAATTATTAAAAAGTACCCTTGAATGTTCAATAAAATAATTTGCAGTAGTTCCAACTAATACAGAACTAACATCAATTGGCACATTTGGATATTCAGTTTTAATAACAATAGAATTGAAAAACACTGAACTAATAGGACCACCAACAACATATGTATATTCCAATTCAGCATTTATACCTAATTTATATAAAGTAATATAATTTCTTGTTAGCCAATTTCTAAGTGTTCTATCAATTGTTCTTGGTAAATCCAAACCAATACCGGTATAAACATAAGATATTTCTTCTTCATATACCATTTTGTTTATGATTATCTTTAAACCATACTCATCTAAATCAGTAAAAACAATATTGTATTTAAAGTTCTCAGAATAATCATAATTAAATTCTGGTATAAGAGTCTCATTTACTTCAATAAGTCTCTCAAATGATCTATATTCATCTCCAATTGAATATGTAGGTCCAACTTGTGTGTGATAAAAATTTACTACCGCATATCTACTTGGATAAACTAAATCTCCTTTCAAATAACCTTTATCATAATAAAGATCAACATTAAATATACTTAAATCGGTTTTATATTTTTCCGCAGCAGCTGCTAATGTTGCCGAACTGGATTGTGTAAATCCATAATCGTAGTAATACTTTTCCTTTGTTAAATATATTTGAGCAAATAATAATGATTCATCCACTGTCGACTCATTTACTCTTATATATGTTGGATTTGACCAGTGTATATTATCATTACTAGGATTTATAAACCTAGTTGACTCATCCGCATGACTATGAGTATAAGCCAGAACACATTGGTATAACTTACCATTAAATGTAACTTGATCATCCAAATTATAAAATTTTATATTATTATTTGAAGTGAAGTCATAAGTATCAACAGTAGTAAAAAAGTTTTCATTTGTTACAGAACCAACCACTTTAAATTCTTGTCCCGATTTTAGTGCAGTTGGATAGTGTATATAATCAGTTACTAATATTTTACCATCAGCAGTTATTTCTAATCCACCATCATATAATTTTGGCAAGTCTGTTCCTAAAACAACCTCAATAATTAAATCAGAGTTCGTAGGTAATAAAGCAGGACTAGTTAAATATTCAAAATGAATTATATCTGTTATCTCCGGACCCTTTATAGTATAAATACCATCATTTATATTGCTATTTACTACATTTAACTTTTTACCTCTATAAACTTTATCATAGAAGTTTGGTTCATTCCAAGGTGATAGATTATTTACATAATTTGTATCAATATAGTTATAAATACCAACTGCATTTATACCGGATATAGTCTTACCTACATAAAGGGAATTATCTGAATAGTCTCCGTAATATGTGGTCTCAAAAGTAGAGTTATCTACTGTTGATATAATTAGAATGGCATTCTTTTTTGTACCAACGACAACAAATGTTTGTTCTGTATTAGTAAACTCTAATAATGATTGATTAAATATAACCAAAGTTCCAACGGGAAATATAGACTCAAAGTTATTACCATATATCCATTTAGAATAGAAATCAGGATCATTATTTACTGGTTCTATCTTAGTTATTTGTTTATCTAATGAGTTTGTACATCCATAAAATTGGAAGCCATACTCGTTAAACAACTGAAATTTATTAGTTCCTAGTTCACCTGGTGATTCAAATTCAAATGATGGTATTCTCTCTAATGTATAAAGAGCATATGTTTTAAAAGTATCTGTTGAGTTCTCATCAAAAAGGATATCTCCTTGAAATAATTGAGTTGTTTCATCATATCTGAAGTTTAGAGCGTCTCCTTGTTTATTAAAGAAATATAAATTTTCGTGGCTAGACATTTAGTTTATTGAGTTTTGATTATATATTAAATTTTGAGTTCTTGATATTTAATATATACTAAAAAATTATTTACTTATATGAAGTACTTAAAACTATTTGAATCATTCTCCGGTAGAATATCAGAAAATCTACAATATCACATAGATAATAATAAACCTATTGTAGAAAATGTATTTAGGCCTGGATCTAATCAATACTTTAATCTAATTAAAGAAGCAAGACAATTATTTGATGCAAATCAAATCGAATTATCTGAATTAGACACCGAGCTATTTGAATCAACTGATATAGGTCGATTTGCTGAGTATGAAGGCCAAATAGTTCCATTAGATTTACCAATGGAAACTATATATGAGTTAAATGAAGCAGAATATAAAGGTAGAGAAGTTAAGTTAAATTATCCAATGAGAGGTGGTACTAAAAAATACCAAGTTTTTGTTAAAAATCCTAAAACTGGAAAAGTTAAAAAGATTTCATTTGGTGATGTTCATGGTGGTTTAACTGCTAAAGTAAGTAATCCTAAAGCAAGAAGCTCTTTTGCGGCAAGACATAAGTGTTCAACTAAAAAAGATAGAACTACTGCAGGTTACTGGGCTTGTAGAATTAATAAATATGGACATCTGTGGAACGGACGTACCTACCCTGGCTTCTGGTAAAAAATTTTATAATAATATGAAATATTTAAAAGAATATAAAATATTTGAATCTACAAACAAAAAATTCATCAATGATTTTTTGTTTGATTTTGGTATGTTGATAACAATGGGATTTTCACAAATAACTAAAATGGGTGTTGATCAAAAAGCAACAGAAGAATTGAGTTCTATGATGAAAAGACTTAGAGAACCTCTTATAAATGGAAAAAAATATGCAGAAATGACCGACAATCTTAGTTTATTATATAATAATCCTAAAATGTTGTCTGCATTTATAGGACAGATAAGAGAACTTATATTATATATTGAACCGAGAGTTAAAAACTATGTAAAGGATTGTGATGTGAAAGATAATTGGTTATCTAAAATCGATAAATTCAAAGAAAGATATAAAGAAATAGTAAGCTAATGTTACTATTTAAAAATAACCGTGATAGAGAAGACACTTTTTAATATATACTTTATGAATTTAGAATTAGTATATAAAAAAATATGTGAAAGAGGACAAATAAGAATATTAGATAAGTCAATCTATACTGAAAAACATCATATTGTTCCAAGATGTATGGGTGGACATAATAAAAAAACTAACCTAACTAAACTAACTACAAAAGAACACTTTATTTGTCATAAAATATTATGTAAAATATATCCAGATAATGAGAAATTAAGATATGCCTTCTGGGCAATGTGTAATCAGAAAAATAACAGAGACTACTTAGTATCATCAAGAAACTATGAATATGCCAAAAGTCTTTGTTTAGAAATGTGGAAAAGACCAAAGTCACTAGAATCAAGAAATAAAATGTCAGAATCCAAAAAAGGTAAGAAGATAAATAGTCAACAACAAGGAGAATTAAATCACAACTTTAATAAAAAATGGATAACAAATATTTTAACCAATGAATCAAAAATGATCATAGGTGATATACCAGAGGGTTGGAAAACAGGTAGAGTAAAGATTGGAAGTTTAGGAAAATCAAACTCAATTGGTAAAAGTTGGTATCATAAAGATAATCAAGAAAAATATTTTAGATTAGATGAGGTATCCGAGGGATGGACTAAAGGTAGATTAAAAAATAATAAAATAGGTGGTGATAATTTATCAGGTAAAATCTGTTACTTTAATAATATATCAAATAAAGAAAGATATTTTAATAGTGATGATATAATACCAGAAGGTTGGGAAAAAGGAAAACTATCAAAAAGAAATTGGTTCTATAATACTGAACTAAATATAGAAAAACTTTTTACTGAAAGTGAATTAAAAACTGGTTGGACTAAAGGTAGACTACCAAAATTACCTTTTCAAGAAATTAAAGAAAATGATAATATATCAATAAGAGTATTTAATAATGAAACTAAACCAGAATTTTTTGTTTGGCATAGAGATAGAGAAGATAGAATAATTGAATCTATTGGTGAAACAGATTGGCAAGTACAATTAGATGATGAATTACCTAAAGTTATTCAAGGTGAAGTTTTTATACCAATGGGAGTTTATCACAGAGTTATAAAAGGAACTGGAGATTTGAAAATAAAATTACAAAAAAACCCTATTATCTAATAGGGTTTTTGTAATTTAGTTCGTGACTAAATCTTTTACTTATAAAATCATTTAGTATTATACATTTCTCAAACTGCTCTTGTTGTTCAAGTTCTCTTACAATTCCTTGTAAATAATCTTTTGTATAAATCTTTAAATTACGATTGTATAGTATTCCATTTGTAATTCTTTTAAATACGTTTTCTGCTCTCATTTTTAATCTTTTTTAGAACTATAGTTCTCATTATAAATTCTAATAACCTCATCATATTCAGCTACTACTCCTTCTCTAAAAGTATCATTATCATACTTTTGTTTATTTATATACTCTTTTATATAATCTGCATAATCAAGTTGTATAGAAATGTCTAATTTTTCTTCATCAAATTCTTCATCAGGTGTTGAATCAACTGATTCGTCAACTTTAGTAACTATATCATCAATATAATCAACTGAAGAGAATCCACTATTCTCTAATAAAACTTCTAATTTTCTTCTTAACTTTCTATTGCTAATAAGTAAGTTATTTGAAATAGATAAATCGATATAATCTTTTGAATTTCTTAAAGCATCCAATCCATCAACATCAGTCTCACTAATAACATTATATTTTCTGAATACTGGTGAATATGTATTTGGTATAAAAGTAACTTCATCATCAGATAAATCTAACATTGTTATTCCCTTTTGATCACCAAAATCATTTCTATCCATTTGATATAAAGACCCTATAAACGTGAAATTACTATTCTCCTGGCGAATGTGTATATGACCAGAGAAAGCTCTCTTATATGACTTAAAATCTTCTACATCAATCTTATCCGCGTTTCTATGTGCAACCGAATTAAGGTGCATTTTACATCCATTTAAGTCAGAGTGACACATTAAATAATCTCCTTGATTTGTTCTAATTTCATTTACCATATCTAAACGTTTCTCAACCCAAGGCATTAAAACGATTCTTTGACCACCTAATTGTAAGATTGTTGTTTCTTCATATACGGTAATGTTATCAATATAACCATATAATCTAACAGAGTTTACTTCATTCGATCCTTTATTCCAAAGATCATGATTTCCAACCATTATATGAATAGGGAGAATTTGAGCCAATTCTCTGAGTATTTTTTCTACTTTATTTAAGACAATAATAGGTAAACTGGTTCTATTATCAAATAAATCACCAAGGTGTATTAAAACATCACCTTCTTTTACATTTTCTTTTAAGTAAGGTATAACAAACTCATAAAACGTTGACTCCATCATATTCAACCACTTATCTAAATTATTCAGATAAATACCGAAATGTGTATCAGTTATCATAAAAACTCTCATCAATAAAAATTCTTTTTTATTTATATGATATTTATCTATAAAGTTAGAAAAAAAACGTTTTTTTATTATAATATATAGAGATAGAGAATACAGAAAAGTAAATATATAATTTAATAATTTGTTATTCAAGTTAAACAAAAAATAATTAAAAAACACATGCCATTACCTCACTTTACCCAATTACAAGGAGTAGGTTCACCTGGAGGACCAGGAACTCTTCCTGATGAAGTAGTATATTTAAACTTATTTGAGATAACATTTATATTACCTGTTATCTTACAAGCACAAGGTAGAGATCCAATCTTATTGTTACAAAATGCAACTAAGATAGACCTTAACTTAACTGAATTTGATATAACCTCTAAACAACAGAGATTTAAGTACTCTACAAGAGAGTTTCTTTCAACTCCTACAAAAACCTCTGGTGAGATTACAATTCCTATTCAGGTTAATGTTAATCAACAGGGTTCTATGGAGAACTGGAATACTATGAAAGCTTGGTATGACTTAGCATTCAACTCTCAAAATGGTGCACTTCACTATAAAAGTGATTTGATTGGTACTATTATTGTAAATCAACACGATAAAAAAGGAGTTGTTTTAAGAAGAGTTACTTTCCAAAACTGTCAGTTATACAAACTAACAGGATTCTCACTTGACTGGTCTTCAAATAACATTCAAGATAATGTTAGTGGTACTTTTACATATGATTACTTCATTGATGAGTATATTGATAATAACTTTACAATCAACCCACCGTTGGTTTCAGGTTACTAATATCATCTTATATAAAAATAAAAAAATCCATCAAATGATGGATTTTTTTATTTTTATTTATTTTAGAATTTAGGCATTTGCATATTTCCTGTCATACTTTGAGCACTTTTCATCATTGAACTAGTGTCAGGCATTGAGCCTCTTTGACCCTCTTCTTCTTTTTTCTGGTTTTTCTCTTCTTCTTCAAGAATTTCATTAACTAGTTTAATGTTTTCTTCTAACATCCAAAAAGGCCATTCGTCCATAGCAGCTTCCTGAGTATGAAAGTGTTTTTGAAGTAATAATTTATTCTTTAATATATGCTTCAAAGGCATCATGAATAACGAAAATACCTGACGTTCCGTTGGGAAACTGCATCTCTGTGGTAACCTCCTCACCACACGTACAAGCCTTACCAAGTTTTTCAATACCGAAAGTCATTTTACCAATTGCGGCATTTAAAAATTGAAATGAAATATCATCCATTTCTTGAAATTCTTTTAATTTTGCTTTAATACCATCTAAAGTGATACTTGATCTTCCATTTAACATAAATGGAATAATTTTTAAGAAAGCTAAATTAGGAGTATTTTTCTCATTATTTTCTTTAATTATATAATCAGTAAACGCTTTTTGCAATCCAATATTTGGTGGAGTTATTTCAAATTGACCACCATTGATTGTTTTAAACGAGAATGAACTTGATGCAGGTGAATAAAATTTGTCTAACTTTTCATCAATTTTATGAAATCTAAAATTGTCTCTTTTTAATTCTATTGCTAATTCTTCACCACAAGTACACTTTGCATTTACAGTCAGTGAATTACCTTGTTGAAATGTTAGTTCTCTAATTAAGAAAATTAAATAAATTCTATCTTGGTCTTTCACTTCTAAAAAAGAACCTATTCTACCATCAGTATATTTAATACGAACACACGCTTGTAACATATCATTCATTTTTTCAACTACATCATAGAAGTTATTATCATCCACCATTGAGTAAGCCTGAATTTCTCTAACTTGTGCAGGTCTAACCATAAACATAGTTCCAATTGGATAGAATTTTCCACAAGGAAAGTCTCTAACATCAAAACTAAAATATTGTAGGTCACTAGTTCTTGTACTTTCAAGTACTGGTTCAGTGATAGTATCATCAAATGAACTTGGTGTATTACTTTTTTTATTAGTGTCTATATCACCTAAATGTCTTTTTAGGTAATCTTCTTCACTCATATCTTTCTTATTATCTGACATAATTTAATTATTATTTTTTATTTATATATTGATACAATCAATGTCTCTATTATATTAAATAATAACTAATTGGTTTAAAATAAAAAACCCTTAGATTTCTCTAAGGGTTTTAATATTTATTTAAGTGATTATGCGTTTTGGAATCCTCCAGCCGCAATAGCACCAGTTCTTAAAATTGTAACATTGTTTACAATGATACCCATACCTTTAATTGGTTCTACATAAGTATCAAGAACTCCAATTTGACTATCAATAATATCAGATGTATTATTCTCATCATCCATTTTGTTGAAGTAGTTGAATAAACCATTTCTGTTTACATAAGTTTCACAAATAACGTCAGCTCTTAATTTAATTTCAGCTCTAACATCAGGAGTATTGAATTTCCATTGATAATCAAGTAACATTGCAGAAAGTTCTCTTTCTAACTCAACTAATACTTCTCTCACGTGGATTAAAGATAATGCTGATTTATAAATTGTTAAAGCAGTGTTTTCTGTCTCAATAACATATCCTCTATTTCTTTTGAATACGATTGGGTTCATTTGTGCTTGATTCAAGAATTCAATATCTGTTGGATCAAATTCGTGTTCAACACCAGCAATATTAGTAACTCTACCATTTGTAACACCAGCTGCAATTGTCCAAGGAGTAACTGAACTTACATTAGAAATATGTTTTCTCATATAAGTAGTTGCTACATAAGATGCAGGTGGGAAATCTAATGGTCTACCATTATCATTCACTGTTACGTAAGGTGTGAAATAACCAACTGTAGAAACACCAGTTCCATCACCGAATGAGTAAAGGAATGCAGGGTTACTTTCAGGGTCTCCACCTTTAGCAATAAACTCTACTTGTAAAGTACCTTCACTGTTTACGAAACTAGGAGATGAAGAGTTTTTGAATGATTTTAATGATGGCATATTTATAAAACCAAACACGTTTAATCTTTCACCACAAATATCTACTAATTGTTGTTTTGATCTTTCAGTTAAACCTAATCCAAATGAATCTATTAAATATCTGAAGTCAAATGCTTCTTTATTTATTAAAGCTTTGAATAAAGGAGTTCCTTTAGCAACTAAGTTTAAAACTTGGTTTTGTTTAGTTTCTGTACCATCTGGTAAAGAAGCTTGTCTAATTCTAAATCCTTTCATTGCAATACCTTTATAAGTTGTTGTATATTGATCAACAGTTGAATATCTTGTTGTTTGATAGTCTAAACCACCATTATCATTAGTGTATGGTTTCTTTAATATTTTCGCATCACAAGTAATCTCAGATAAACTAGTATCACCGGCATATTGTCTTTTACTTAAAATTCTTGTAAGATTTCTTTGTATTGTTTGACCAAGTACTAAATCAACACCTTCATTATCAGTTAATAAGAAATCACCAACTTTTAATTCAGTATATCTTGCACCGTTTACTAAAATTTTATTAGGTACTTCAACATATCCAGAAGGAGTTTCAATTTCAATAGTTTGTTTTAAGTTACTTAATTCTGACTGCACATTAAATGTAAAGTTAGTTAAGACATCAATATTTTCTACTGAAGATAAGCTCTTGTCTAGGAAGTTTACTTCTAAAGTATCATCTAAATTAAGAAGCATTTCTAAATAGTGTTTATCTAAATTATTATAAACCATAGTAACATCTGTTACTTGTTCAAATGTAACATTCTCAGATACTTGGTATGCAAAGAAATTATTACTTGAAGTGAATCCTAATGCCTGTGCCAATTCAACTGCACTATCTGTAGGATTAACACTATTTTGAGTTATTGTAAATACACCAGTATTAGTCTCAGACTGAGGGAATGAAATTTCTTCCAATGGTCCTAAATCTAATGCTGCTTCTGATACAACACCACCAACAGATGATTCGAAAACAATATAGTTATAACCTGCATAATCACCAGTAATTCCAGATGCAGCAGTTATGTTAGTTGGACTTGGAGAAGCCTCACCATTTACAAAAGTAACATTTACTGTTGCAATATTACCCGCACTATCAAGGATAACCTCTGGGTTAGTTCCACCAGCATCAGTAAATAATCTATTATCATAGAAGAAGTCACCAGTATTGATCAAACCATTAAAGTATTTTTCGTAGAATGTTGAGTATTTTGCAACAACACCAACTAAATCAGTTGCACAAATATTTTGAGTACGTAATTGATTTTGTCCAAGTATAAATTCATTATCTACTTTGTAGAAAATCAATCTACCATGTCCAGCTATATAAGATACATCAGATAATCCAGTTTTTAATACAAAAG